ATGTTGCCGATTTGTCCATGCCCGAAGATAAGCATCGAACTCCTTATTCCTTCTGGAGCCACAGTCGAAGATCCAGGTAAAAATATCACCATTTTCATTTTCCATCTGGCCAGTGTGAAATCCTCCGTGACCGACCGGGCGCTGTGTCCATTGGATGGTGTTCATTTGCAATAAAAAAAGGTGATTAGATAGTTAGTGGCTATTTACTTTTTTAGAGAGGAAATGCACAAAAGCAGTGCTCTGGCGTTGTTTCCTGGATAGTAGGTTACACGATGTTTCTTTGATGCTAAGTTCAGCACTAGCCCCCCCCTGCCTCGTCGCCACCCTCCACCCCCTCTGCCTGCTTGGTTTCCATAGTCATGTTGCTGGTGTAGCCGCTGGTGCTGAGACTGTGGCGCACGCCCACGACGATCCATTCGGTTTCATCAATCTGCTTTTTGTAGCCGCTGACCACCACGGGGCGCTGGGGCATGAGGTCGGCCCGGCCATAGGCCAACGTCATTTCAAAGGAGTAGATGCCGCGCTGAATGCGCATCCACTCGGCGCGGGCGGCGGCCAGGGCATCCGCTTCGCTGGCAAAGGTCTGCCGCAGGGTTTTGGCGCGGCCAGCGATGCCAGCAATCACGCTGCTGCGCGTACCGCGCTTGATGTTGTTGTAGAAGGCCTTCACGCCGCTGTAGGAATCGCGGTCTGCCCTGGCCCAGCGGTGCTGGTCACCATCGCCGCGCACGATCAGCACCGTGGGCAAGGTCTTGCCACTGGGGGTGCGGGCCTTGCGCGCCTGGCTGAAAAGCAGGGTGCCGTTCTTGATGTTGCACAGGCAGTCCATTTGCCGGCCCAGGCGGCGCAGAAACGATGCATCGGATTCGTGCGCCTGGTCTGCGTGCGGCACTTTTCGGACTGCTATTTCCTTGTCGATGCTGACCTTCAGCTTGTTCTGCGCGGCGATGCTGCGCACGATGGCGCCCACGGTGGTCTTGTGCCAGCTGCGGTCCTTGACGGTGCGCAGCTCATCAAGCAGGTTGGCCGCACGGGCACGCAGGGTGATGGTGTCGGGCGATCCGCTGTACTCCACCGCCTGAATTGTGTAGCTGCCTTTGTCGATCAGGCCCAGGGGGAAGCCTGCGATGTTGGGCCGTTCCGACTCTTTTCCCTTGTCCCCGGCATCCGCCGCAGGCTGCTGCTGCAGTTGGTGCCGGCTGCCATCGAACTGCCAGCCAATGGCCACGGTGAGGGTGTCGCCGGTGTCGGGCAGCTCCACGGCGCCGTCATGGTCGCTGATGACGATTTCCACTTCATCGGCTTCACCGTCGCGGTTGTCGCTGATGCTGAGACTGACCAGGCGCGGTGCAATGCGGCCCGATATGTCTTGCCCTTTCACTGTGACGCGCCACACGGGGCGCAGCTGGTCAAAACGCGGCGCTTCGCCGGTGGCAGCCATGACCCGGGGCAGGCCGGCGCGGATGGATTCGGTGTCTCCCATGGGTAGCTTTCAGTCCATCGCCACGGCGTCGGATTCTTCGAGGTCGCCCATCTCTTCGCTGGGCGGTTCGTCGTCGTCTTGGTCCACGCGGCGCAAGCTGAGCGTGAATTCAATCTTGCGGGCCGTGCCGTCAACATAGAACATGGACTTGGTTTCCTGCAGGTCGGTGATGACGAAGGCGCCGTACACCGTTCCCGTGCCTTCCACCAATACCCAGGCATTGCCGGTGTTGCCCATGCGGCGCAGTTCATCCAGGCTGGCCACGTCGCCGGCGAACTCCGGCACCATGCTGCCGGTTAGGGTGATGATGTCCTCGCCCGCGCCCAGGAATTGCGATGCATCCCGCGCGCCCACCAGCGACTGGGTGGGGTGCTTCCAGGCCGTGCGGCGCTGCAGCTCTTGGTAGGAAAGGGTGTCCAGGCTGAATACGAAAAGCCCGAGGCAGAGCATTTGCATGGCTATCCAATCGGGTCAAAGAAGGCCGACTGCATGCGGGCAGTCTTGGCCTGGTCACGGCGGCGCAAGGCATCCTCCACCGCACGGCCAATGGCGGCTGTGTCCATGCCGGGGGCGGCGTGGATGTGCAGGGTGATGTTGTCGCCTTGAACCGTGATCGAGGGACGGCCAGAGGCTGACGCCGGGGCGGAGAGGGGCGGGCGGGAGTCGATGGCCACAGCGCCGGCGCCCTGCACACCTGGCGCCTCCATGCCCATTGCGGGCAGCGCCATGGATGCCGCGGCCACCATGCCCGCTGCTGACTTGCGCACCATGCCTTGCGTGCTGTCGATACCGATGGCCGCGCCTTCACCCACGTTGACGCCGGCGGCCATGAATACCCGGCTTGGGGAGTGGATGCCCAGCTTTTCTTTGAAGAAGCCAATGGTGGAGCCGGCCAGGTTGGATATGGTTTCACCGACCGCGCCGATCATGCTGGTGATGCCGTTTATCAGGCCCCGGATGATGTTGCCTCCAAACTCGGTAAACCGGGCTGGCAGCTCCAGACCCAGGTAGCTCAACATGGGGGTGATGGCCTGGTACAGCAGACCAAGCGGGCTCCAGTTCACAAGTGCTGCACCAATGTTTCCCAGTGCGGAGGTTACAGAACCACCCAGGGCAATCCAGATGCTTTGGGCGCCATCAACCACGGCAGATACGGTGCTCAAGAACAGGGTTTTGATGGTGCCACCGACAGACAGCACCGCCCCGCGCAACAGGCCGTACATGCCAAAGGTCACAGCGTTGAGCCCGGTTTCTACGGCCTGCCAGATCCCGCCAAACAAGGCGCCCCACTGGCCAGCGTTGAAATAGCCTTTGAGTTCATCCCAACGGCTGGCGATGCTGAAGATGGCCGCGCCGATACCCAAGATGGCCGCAGTAATGGGAAAGGCCCGCATGGGGAGCGTAAGCAGGCGAAAGGCTCCGCTGGCAGATCCGCGCAGCAGGCCCAGTACCCCGGACACGCTGGAGAAGCTTGCGCGCAGACGCATCCATATCGCCGAAGCCCCGCCCACGGCCTTAAAGGCACCCGCCAGTCCCCGCACCGATGCCACGATGCTGGGCAGCTTGACGCCCAACATGCCGAAGGCGAAGCGAACCAGCATCATCTTGCCAATGATCAGAGCCAAAGGCACCAGCAACACACCAAGGCCGACCGTCAGCGCCGCCAGCACGGCCACGACACGCATGATGTTTGCGGTGAGGACGGGGTGTTCCTTGACCCAGGCGCCAATGCCGCTGGCGAATTCGCCAATCCAGTTGATGACGCCTTTGGCATCCCCTTGAATTGTTTCGCCGACTGCGGCCAAGACGTTGGTGAAACCGCTTTGGGCAGCCTCCATCACGTTGGTGAGGGTGCCAAGCTGCTTTTCTACGCGTTGCTGCAGGCTGGCTTGAGCCTCCATCTTGGCAACGGTTTCCTGGTAGCCCGCGTAACCCTTGGCAATGAAGTTGTTCAGTACCTGACGGTTTTCCTTGTCCGTGCCGAACAACTCCTTGAACACCTCGGTTTTGAGGACATCGTTGTCGCCGACCTTTTTGAGCTTTTCCAGCTGCGTAAAGAAGTTTTCTATACCGGCAAACTTGCCTTTCTTGTCGGCAAAGTTCAGCTTGATGCCTGCCTTCTTCAGCAGCTCATTGGCCTTGTCGAGTTTCTTGCTGTCTAGGCCCGCTTCAAATACCTTGTTGATGGCGTTGCCCGCGCTGCCGCCGTCCGTCATGCCGGCCTGGTTCATCATCACCAGCATGGGCGACAGCGCTTTGTAGGCAGCCTCGCCTTTCAGACGCAGTAATCCCATGGCGCCGGCCATTGCGGTAATACCGTTGAGCTGGTAGTTCTCGTCCGCTCCCAGGTAGGCATTTTTCTGCAGCACGTCCATCAGGCCCAGCATCTCGCTTTCGGTGGCCTGGGTGGCGTCTTGCATTTTTGCGGCAAAGGCGGCGGCCGCGGTCACCGGCATCTTTAGCTGTACGCCAAGCAGGGCTGCGGCCTCGCCTGTTCCTCCCAGGACAGCTTGGGCAGAAATGCCTTCCTTGCGCAACACGGTCATCAGCTCGATGAAGTCTGCCGTTGTGCCGGGCAGCCGGTCGCCCAGGCGCTTGGCCAAGGCTTCAATCTGCGCAAACTCTGCAGGTACGCTCCCATCGGCCTGCATCATGCTGGCCTGCAATTGCACAGAGGCATCTTCCTGCCCGGAATATGCGCTCAGCGTAGTTTGGACTGGGCGAGCCATTTGCCGGCCAGCCATTTGCATACCCATTCCAGCACCCACAGCCATGCCGGTGTGCACCATGGACTTGGCGTGCTGGTCTTTGAGCGCGGCCATCCGCTCCTGCTGGACCTTGAGGTGCGCGAGAGCCTTTTTCTGTCGGTCAATGGCCAGGGTGGCAAGGTCGATCTGGCTTTTGTAGCCGCGCGACTGCTGGGCCAGGCGGTCAGTGCTGATGCCCGCCTGCTGCAGTCGTTGTTGGAAGCCCTGCAGGCGCTCATTTCCGGCGCCAATTCGTGTAGTGAGCTGGGCTACATCGGATTGCGCGTTCTTGATCTGGCTGCGGTATTTGCCTAGTGTTGAGTTGGACCGCTCATAGGCGCCCTGGCTAGAGAGCAGCCGGATGCGTGCCAGCTCCAGTTGGCGCGTGAACTCGGGCGTAGCGACAGCACCCTCCTGCAGGGCCTGTGTCAGCTTGCTGTGAGATTCGCGTGCCGTCTTGAGCGAAGCGGTGATGCTTTTGTGGCGTTCTCGGTGCTCGGCCAAGCTGGTGTTGGCTGTGCGCAGCTTTTCCTGCAGGCCTTCGAGGTCGCGCTGCTGACCACGCAATTGCACGCGGGTCTTGCGCAGGCCTTCTATGTCTTGCTGCGCCTTTTCCAGCCCGCGCAGTTGGTCGCGGGCGGCTTTCAGCGCATCTGCCGCTTGCTTGCTGCCGGCGTGGATGCCGCGCAGTGGCGCCAATGCTTTGTTCTTCAGCTCCAGAATGAGCTGCAGGCGGGTATCAGACATGCACCCCACCTTGCAACGAGGTGAGGGATGCTGCGCCGGGGGTTAGCGGTCGGGCTCGGCGAGTAAGCGCTCGATCTCCTGAGCCTGGGCACGATGATCCTGCGCAGTCGTTCGAGCCCACAGGCCCGAAAGCGCCATAAGCGGCGCCAACGCCAAGCCCAGCAACGCCAGGATGGCCAGTGCAGAAAGAATGATGACGGTGGTTGTCATGAGCCATGATGCTACACGCTTTGAAGCGCTACCGACCTGTGCCGGATGGTTGGTGGTAGCGCAGGCGAGCGCGCTCGCGCCAATCCATGAGTTCGGCCAGCTCCATGTTTTCCATGTCTTCCGGCCCCCAGTGAAAGACCATGGCAATGTCTGCCATGGCGTCTTCTACGCAATCTGGAAAGCCTCGCGGGCACTCTTGCGGACGAAAAAACCCGCCACCGTCGTGGCCAGTTCGGTGAAGTCCGCAGGGTCCAGCAGGTCCACCTCATGGGGCAGCAGGGTGGGGATGGTGGGGTTGCGCCAGGACATGGCCTGGCGCCGGGGCAAGCGGATGGGGGAGTAGGAGAAGGGGGAGGCTTACAGGCCGATGGCGCGGCGGATGCGCGACATGGCGTCTTCGCCGTCCACGTTGAAGATCAGGCCGGGCAGATCAATTTCGATGACCGCGGCGCCGTCCACGCTGAGCTTGTAATAGCTGCAGCTGATGGCGAAGTTGTGCTCGGTGTCGTCGCCGGTCTTGGCGTCGCCGGGGTCGATTTCGCGCAGACGGCCCTGCACCAGCACTTCGACGGACAGCACGTTGCCCGTGCTGTCATCCTCATAGGCGCCGGCGAAGCGCCACTGGTTGCCGTTGTGGGACTTGGTGCCGAAGGCGCGGTAGGCGTCCAGCAGAAAGCCGCCGGCCTTGAACGACATTTCGATTTTTTCCAGACCCAGATCCACTTCGATCGGGCCGATCATTCCGCCGCCGCGCCACTCTTCCACCTTGCGGGTGAGCTTGGGCAAGGTGACGGAATCAATCAGCGAGCGCCAGACGTTGCCGTCGCCGAAGAGGTTGAAGTTCCTGAGTTTGTAAGGCAGTGCCATGGGGATGGGTTCCTATTGGTTGGGTCAGGCCTGAATAGCGGCGGCGAAGTCGGCCAGGTATTCATCCGTGATGGACTGCTCAAAAATCAGGTTTTCCAGCGGCGGCACAGGCGTGTAGTCGTAGCTGATGAGCAGGCGGCCGGCGGCCAGGTCTTCCTTGGTGTTGCGGTCGGGGTCAAAAAAGGCATTGGCGCCGATCAGATAACCCGCCTTCACCAAGTCGCCAAAGCGCTTGTTGATGTAGCCCAGCATGTCTTTGACCAGGCTGGGGTGGACGGGCTTGTCGATGAAGGTGAAGTGGGCCTCGGCAATGGTGTCGGCCAGCACCTGGGCCGTGCGGGTGTAGTTCTCGAACGGGAACTTGCCGCCTTGCTCTTCACAGGTGCGGGAGCCCCAGAAGCGGTAGCCGCTGCGGCGGATGATGGTGGTGACTTCCTGGGCGTTCAGGTAGCCCGTATCGCTGGCCGGGTTCTGCAGATCGAAGAACACGGGCACGGTGATGCCCTGGGGGCCGTTGAGGACGGCATTGGAAATGTTCTTGTGCCAGCCCACTTCCTGGTCCAGCTTGGCGCGCAGGCCCATGGCGTAGGCCGTGGCGCCCATGGTCACCACACCGCCCTTGCCATCCTCGCCCGCCGTGTTGTCCCAGGCCAGGAAATTGGGCCAGATGACCATCAGCTCACGCTGGCCGAATTCCTTGCGGTAGGCGGTTGCCTCTTCCTTGGTCTGCGCGTAGTCGCCGGCGGCATTGCGCGCAGCCACGTAGGCAAAGGCACGCAGGGACTGGGCTACTGTGGCCAGACCATTGGCCACTTCCTTGGTGTCCAGCTCAGGCACGCCCAGGATGCGGGGCTTGACGCCCAATTCCGACTCAGCCGAAAGTAGCGCCTGCAAGCCGGTGCGCTGACCGATGGGCAACACGGTGCCGATGACGTTGGACGTGGTTTCCGCCTTGTCGGCACCTTCTTCCACGCGCACCACGATGGTGACGGCACGGGACTGGTCGCCCATGGCCTTGAGCGACCGCGCCAGCGTGCCACCTGCGCCGGCCTTGCCAATGCTGCCCGCCGGGTTTGTGAGCAGCACCGGGGTGTTGAGAGGGAATGCGTCGGGGGCGGCATTGGGGGCGGTGGCGACAAGGCCAATCACCGCCGTGGACACGACGCGGATGGCGGCACCTACGCCATTGACTTCAATGACGCGGACGCCGTGGTGGTATTCAGTTGCAGCCATGGGGCAGGGTTCCTGTGGATGGGATACCCCGATGCTCCGCGCCCAGGCGCTGCACAGCCAGCAGCAGCCGCTGTGGCTGCCGTTGGCACGTTATGCGACCGCAGTTTCTGGCCAGCCCCTGGTTTCGTTGTAGCCGTCGAGTGCGGCTTGGCGTACTACTGGGTCTTGAATCAGCGCGATAGCGTCAATAGCCTGATGGTGCTCACACTCTGCGACGAAGCATGCCTGCACATGGCGAGCCACTGCAGCAGCGATGCCTTCAAGCTCTGCCAACGACAGAGTGACCCAGCCTGAAACGGCTTTGAACTTGACGGAATCCAAGCCCGCCAAACGTGCATTGGCCACCACGGTGGTGATGCGGTTTTGGTCATCAAGGCTGGTAGCGACTTGCACGCCTGTTGGCAGCGTGATGCCGCCAGTCTCAACCTCCCAGCGGTAGCGCGTTGCGGCCACCTTTAACCCATCAGGTGTGGCGGGTGGCGGCGGCGGATTCAGGTACGCCTCGATTTCATCGGCAGTCATCGGGACAAGGCCCGCGCGCATCTCAGCAGCGGGCACGCCTTCGTCATACGCCCAAGGGCTGCCGTTTTCGTCTTTGAAATATTGCATCAGCGCAGCTCCATCCATTTCTGCATCAAGCCTGCAGTTACAGAATAAGTGAATCCATTCGGTACAAGCAGATGAACTACCTGATTTGAGTTATCGCCCTCTGTAAGTTGAGACACGACGACTCCACCTACATATCCGTAGACCTGGCCGACACTTTGAGACTGAGAGACAACCACAGCGATAGTGCGGCCCGTGGTGTTTGTGTAGGTAGTGCCGCTTACACGACTTGCTGTCATGTCCTGCCAGGTTTGCCCATCCCCCAGGCTGCGCTGACGCCTTTCCAGCTCCGCGACATCCGTCACAAGCCCATCGAGCACCTTTTTGTCAGCAGCCGCCATCAAGCCGTTGACAGTGGCAGTAGCCACGCCATAGGTCGTATTGGTGTCCACCCAAGGAACATTCACGACCACCTGGCCATTGGAATTCACCTGCACGGCGTAAGTGCGGCCGGCGGTGGCGGATGGCGCAGCAGCTGCAACGGCCTGCACCGTGGCGTGGCCCAACTTGACGCCGCCCAGCGCCGCGGCGGTGGCTGCAGGCAATGAGTAGTTGTTGGCGTTGTCGTCGATGCCGTTCAGCTTCACTTTGTCTGCAGCAGCCATTAAGCCGTTGACAGTGGTTGTGACCACGCTATAGGTCGTATTGGTGTCCACCCATGGCACATTCACGACTGCCTGGCCACTGCCATTCACCTGCACAGCGTAGGTGCGGCTGGCGGTGTCGGACGGCGCAGCGGCTGCAACGGTCTGCACCGTGGCGTGGCCCAACTTGACGCCGCCCAGCACCGTGGCGGAGGCTGCTGGCAGTGTGTACGTGGTGTCAGTGTTGACCCAGGGCACATTCACGACCATCTGACCGCTGGCGTTGGCCTGCACGGCATAGGTGCGGCTGGCCGTGGCCGATACTGCATTCGCCGCTGTCGCCTGCACCGTGACACTGCCCAGCTTGACCCCTCCCAAGGTGGAGTCTGTGGCATCTGGCAGCACGTAAATGGTGTTGGTGTCTACCCAAGGCACATTCACCACCATCTGCCCGCTGGAATTTGCCTGGACAGGGTAGGTACGGCTGGCCGTGGCGGTTGGCACAGCGGCCGCTACGGTCTGCACCGTGGCGTGACCCAGCTTGACGCCACCCACCACCGTGGGGGTGGCCGAAGGCAGCTCATATTTCTTGGCGTTGACTTCAATGCCGTCCAGCTTGGCTTTGTCTGCCTTGCTCATGAAACCGTCAGCCGCTTGGGTGGCAACGTCATGGATATGGCCCACCAAGGCCCGCGCGGCAAACAGGCCCGCCACGCTGGCAGCGGTCAGAGCCAGCTTGGCATCGGTCAACGCTTCTGCAACCACCTTGGTGGCCAGCTGCACCACGCCCTGGCGCTCGACGGTGGCCGGCGGGTTGATGAAATTGGTCTCCCCAAACTGCAGCGTGCTGATGTCCACAGAGCCATCCAGCACGCGCAGGTCGGTGGACAGCAAGAAGATGGACGCCGCGGACTTCTCCAGAATCACACCCGCTTGGCTGTAGCTGCCGAGCAGCACGCCGTTATCCAGATACAGGCCCAGGCCGCGCACGGTGTAGGTTTGGTCGCCGTCATCGCGGACGGTGACGTGGATGGTGTCCTTGGCCACCACATCGCCCGACAGGGTGGCGATGCGTTTGATTTCGCCGGGAATGGCAGCCAGCAAATCGGTGGGCGTGAAAGTAGCGGCGGTAATGCCTACGCTGACAAGGGTGCGCGCTGCTGTGCCGTCCTGCTTTGCGTTGATCAGTGCCTGCCGGCCTGCGGTGGTGAGCTTGAAGATGATGGCCATGGTGTTGCCGGTGGTCAGCCCACGTTCATGTCAAGCCGGGCATATGCCACGGGCCTGCCCACGCACGCGAGCTTGGTTGATGCCTGGGCGCTGAGCCCTTGAATGAAAGTGAAGTGGGAGCGCAGCGGTTTGACACGGGCGACCTCGGCCATCACGTCCTGCACGAATGCGGCGCCGGCCTGGTCGCCGTCCTGGCCGGACATGGTGAAAACCAGTTCAAACGTGTGAGGCTCACCCTTTGGAGTGGTCTGCCACCATTCCCGGATGCTGATGGCGCCCCCGAAACTGGCCACGGTGTCGCGCACGCTTTTGACGGTGCCGCGCTGCCGCTGCACCTGAATGGCATTGCGCACGATGGCGCGCTTGATGTATTCGGGCCATTCCGTGCGCCAGGCTTCTACCCCCATGGACCACGCCAGCCAGGGCAGCAGCTCGATGGGGCAGGTATCGGGGTTCCAAAGCGAGCGGTGCGGCTGGGGGATTGCCGCCAGGTGCTTGACCATGACGGACTCGGCCGCGCGATCGAGGGCCGACGCATTGGGGGGCAGCAGGGAATCAGCCAATGGTGCCCCCATGCGTCACGTCGATGGCGGTGCACCAGCTGGCCTGGGTTTCACCCACAGCCACGTCACCCGGCGGACTGGTCAGCTCCACACGGTCCACCCCCTCGATATGCAGGGCCGCATAGATGCCCGAGATGGTGGGCCGGCGGCCAATGCGGTGCATGGAGTCGGCATAGGCGGTAATGCGCTGCTGCGCCGTGGTCAGCACGCTGGACGAATCCGGGCCGGGCAGGGTGTAGACCTTGCCGACGATCTGATACGGGACGATTCCGGCGGCCTGCACCTGCACTTCATCGGTCAGCGGGCGAATGTCCTCGGCGTTGACCGCTGCCGCGACCTTCGCCAGTAGCGCCGCGCTGGGTTCGCCGCTGCCCTCACGCGCCAGGACGGACACGACAACCACACCCGGCTCCGGGCTGGTTGCTGCTGCATCCAGCACCTGGCCATCTGCAGATTTCGCGTGGTACACATAGGCGCCCACGGGGCCGGCCACGCTGTAGCCGCGTGGCGCCAACTGGATGCGGGCGCGGAAAGTGTCGTCATCCTCCTGCACGGCCGCCACCGGCGGTACTGCTGCAGGATCTGCCGGGGTGATGGTCAGGCGTTCCACACCGAAGAAGGCTCCCAGCTGGTCCAGATCCTCGTTTTGCGAGTAGGCCAGCATGACGGCGTGGGCGCTGTCGTTGCGGTCGCAGCGCTCCACCACCAGCTGGAAGGCCAGGCGTTCCAGCCACTTGGTCAGCGGCTCAGACTCCAGGGCCAGCGTGGATGCTGTGGCCGTGCGCAGCTCTGCAGGCATAGCGGCCACCATGTCCGCCTTCAGATCGGCAAGGATGGATTCAAAGGCCGGCACCACCACCACGGCAGGTGCGGGCAGCTTGCTCATGTCGATGATCTGGGCGTTGCTCATGCGGCAGCACCTCCGATGGCGACGGACTGGCGCACCGTGGCGGCTTGCTTGCGGTCCCGGCGCTCTATCTGCATCAGCGCCCGCCCGCTGGCATCGAATGTCAGCACGGCCCGGACCAGGCGGGTGCGGGGCTCGTGCTTCATGATGGCTTGCGCTGTGGCCGCCTGCACCCGCAGGATGTTGGCCGGCGTCATGGGCTGATCGATCAGCTGCGGAATGACGCTGCCGTAGCGGCGGCGCATGAGGCGCGATCCGATGGGGGTGGTGAGAATGTCCGCAATGGACTGGCTGATATGGGCGCTGTAGCCGATGCTGCGCCCGGTGGTGACGTTCATCATGCTGCGCCCCCGATGGGTTTGCCCGATGTGCCATCGCCAGGCTGCACACGGTCATGGGCGTGGCCCGCCACACTGACGCCGCCGGCAATCACGTCCTCAGTGACGCGGATGACGCCTTGAATCTCTGCCGTGCTGCTGGCCCCCTCGGCCTTGCCGCTGCCGAGCATCCCGCCCTGGTAGACGAGCGTTTTCTTGACCAGGCAGTTGCCGGTGATGGTCACCTGTTCGGTGTCGATGGTGACGCTGACCGGCACGATCAGCACCGCCGTTCCGCCGCCGGGCAAGGTGGCGCGCAGCGCGTGTGCCGCGTGGTCATATTCGATTTCGGCACCATCGGCGTAGCGGGTGATGGTCTTGCTGGGGTCGCTGCTGGGTGCAGGTTGGCCGGAACTGTTGAGCCCGACGATGACCACGGAACCGCTTAAGTCCCCACTGGGGGACAGCACGGTGGCCTGTTCGCCCACGGTGGGCGGGCTCCATGTGGAAGTGCCCCCTGCACGGGATTCGTGATAGGGGCGCCAGTCGGTCAGCAGCTCACCCACTTTCACGCGCACCAGTGCGGGCTTGCCGGCGCCACCATGGTCCACCGAATGGATGGTGCCCACGCGCACCAGGTTGTGCACCAGGCGCTGCAGCTCAGATATGGCTTGGATGGGGTCGGAAAAGGACATGCCCAGACTGTGCTGATGCAGCCCCGCGCAGGCGAGCTCCCCCCGTTGTGTTTGCCATTGGCACGCAATGGGCGCTTATTGCCCCTGCGCTATGAACTTCAAAAGCATGTCCTCTATGGCCTGGCGGTCGGCCTCGGTGTAGCCCAGCAGCTCACGCCTGGCGTAGCGCACCGTGGGGCTGGCTGCCATGCGCCGGTCCACCTTGTCGCGCAGGCCGAAGTGGTGGACCACGGCCACCCGGGAGACATTGGGGCGCATGGCCACCATGGCCGAATCCGGGGTGGCGCGCTGCTGCAGGTTGCGCGCTTGGCGCAGTCCAGCGAACATGCCCCGCCGAATTGCACCAGTGCGCTGGGCCATTTGCTGGCGTGGGCGCCGGGGTTCATAGGGCGAACCATCAGGATTGCGCTGGGATGCGATGCGGGCAGACTGGCTTGCCCGCAGGTATTTGGCCACTGCCTGCATGGCCGTTTTGCGGCTGCCCGGCTCCAGCCGCTGCAGCAATGGGGCAGCCCAATTGGCCAGGTCTTCCAGTGCATCAGCCATTACCGCAGCCCTGGTGTCAGGTGCCACTCTTCGGTGAGCTTGGCACCGGGGTGCTGGGTGTAGTCACCCGTGGCGTAAGGCAAGGGGTATTGCGGCTCCCCCTTGTGGGTGGCCGTCAGGCGCTGGCGGCCGGCGCCGTCCACATCCTCAGTCACCACCACCGATTCGGTGAGGTCGATTTCCACCACTACGTCCATCTTGTCGGTGCTCAGGGGCTCGGCCTCAAACCGCACACCCTTGGCGGCGGTTTCCTTGTTCCGCATCATGTCGGGCTGGTAGCGGTTGAGCCAGGCCATCAGCGGGATGGCCAGCAGATCCAAGCTGCCGGCGAAGTCCAGCAGGACCAGCCGCAGAGTGAAACGGTATTCAAACGACAGCGTGCCGCCGCCCAGCCCCACCATATGGCCCGATTCCACAAACACCTTGAGCTGCTGCGGATCGGCATGCAGTGCGGGAATGGCCGCGCACAGGTAGTTGCGCAGGGATTCCAGCTTATTCATGGGGTGGCGGGCCGGGCGGCGCCGTTGATTGCGGATTGGACGGCGGCGTAGCGGTCAATGCAGGCGTTGAGGTCGCGGATTGCGCTGTCTCCATCGGCGGTGATGCCGAGAAGCGCTGCAGCATCCGCTGGGTCAAGTTCGGCGTGCGCTTGGCCAGGCCCAAAGGAGGCACCGTTGGGGCCGGGGTCAGGCTGGGCGGCTGGTGTGGTGCGGACGTGCAGGCGGATAGAGCCGCTGCGAAGATCAGCGCCCAAGCGGTCGATGGCATCTTGTGCATTGGCTTGTTCCTGTTGGTGCTGGCTGATGAACTGGCCCAGCACGCCAGCCAGTTGGCCGCTTTCGCGGATGGAGCGGGACAGCTGGCCCACCGCGTCTGTCTGCTGCTGGGCCTGGGCTGCCAGGCGGCCCCGCTGCTCGGCGCGCTGGTCCACTCCGTAGAGGGCGGCCAGCAGCACCAGCGGCAGGACAAGGCGCCCCAGCCAGGGGAGGATGGCGGCGGCAGTCATGCGGGCAGGAAGTTTTTACCGCCCAGGAACTCGCCCAGTGCGCGGTTGAGCTGCCAGCCGTACTGGTACTTTTCATCCTTGGGGCGGCGCTCTGCCAGCTCCAGCAGGTAGTTGGATTGCTGGGCGGCCACCATGCCAAACAGCACGCCGCCGCCTTCACGCCCGCGCTTGGCCAGGAAGGTGCGCAGGGCGGCCAGCGTGGTGGTGCCTATGCGGCCATCCACCACCAAGTCCGGGTAGTCAGCCTGCTGGCGGTTGAGTACGTTCAGCACACGCTGCAGGTGCGTGCTGGCGGTGGTTTGGCCGGACAAGACACCAAAATCCAGCAGGCAATCCGCCAGCGCGGGGTAGATCTCACTGACCTTGTGGAAGCCGGGCTCCACCCAGTAGCGGCGCAGGTAGATGCTTTGTGCGGTGGAGTGCGGCAGGTCGCGCATGGGGCCGGTGTAGCCGTAGGCGCGTGCCACGGCCACAGTGATGCCGTACTTGGTTTCGCCCCCGGAGTCCTGCAGATCGAAGACGTAGCCGCCTTCGCGCTCGATCAGGTCATTGATGTATTCAGTAGCGCTCACAGTGGACCCCCTTGGTTGTTGCCTTGGCCGGGAGTGGAGCGGCGCAGGGCACCCACTTCGTCGCGCAGATCCTGGGCAATCTCAGTGATGGTTTTGCCCTTGCGACGCTCCAGCCAGAGGAATACACCGGCCACGATCCACGGCCCAGGCATGGAGCACACGACGAACACGCAAAAGGTGATGACAAAGAAGCCCGCAATCTCAGGCATGGCGGCAATGATGGCCAGCCGTACCCCGGCATCAAAGATGCCCGGCCAATGCTGCATGAGGAACACCAGGCAGGGCACGCCCAGCACAAACCCGCTGAGTACCAGCCAAAACGCCGACGA